CGTCAGGCATGACCGCCTCTATAAGAAGCATCTCTACACGCGGCCCGTTACGTCGGCGTGTAATGGTTAGATGGTCGGCATCCTTAAGATCGCGCAGAGCCACCGAAAGTGGAAGAACCGCCCAATCACCGATAGCCAGTGTACTCACGTGACTACACCTAGTTTCTTGAGCAAGTCGCCTGCGTCACCGATAAGCATGTCGTTCTCCCATTCATCCTTAAGGATACCCATGAGAGTATCGAGGTCTTTAAACTTCCGTTCCAGTATCGTCTGATCTACCGCGAGTAACTCGTCTAAACCGTAGAGCAACGCTTCTTCCTCTTCCTCCGTAAACAGGTGAGGGTAATCACGCTTCATGCTGCTAGACCTTTCAGCAGTTCGGGCGGGATTGCGCTTTCATCACGACCGAAGATTTCGTTAAACCAGTTCTGCTTCGTCTTGAGCTTATCCAGCACGTAGTAGTCAACCGTGTCTTCGGCGAAGAGGTTGATAACGACCGGAGTGTTAACCTGCCCCGGACGCCAGATACGGTCACGCGCCTGGTTGTTGTCCTTCGGACTCCAAGACTGGTCAAGGAAGCAAACGTACTGAGCGGAGGTAAGGTCGATAGACTCACCACCCAGGCTAACAGTACTAAGGAAGACCTGATGTTCCTTCGTCGGCCAATCCTGATACCACTTGCGGAAGCGGGTATCGTCGTTGTCCTTAGCCTGCATCCAGATGTACGGTACCTTAGCTGTCTCAAGTCTCTTAGTCAGCAGTTCCAGCGGATCGTTGAAGTTAGAGAAGACAACGATCTGTTGGCGAGATTCGTCGTCCCACCGCAAACCGTCCAAGACCTCCATAAAGGCGTCGAGCTTAGATGACGGTTCTACCAGCCTAATCTCGATAACGCGCCGTTCTTCCTTCTCGTCGTAATACTCGCTTACGACTTCCGGCGTAGCCACACAGACCTGCCTGAGCCTGTTAAGCTGAGACAACACGTTCGGGCTGGTAATCGGATAACCCTGTTGGTCGAGCGTTTCCAGTTCGTGCTTGATATCGTTGTACATGCGGCGCTGTGTCGGTGAAAGCGCCACAACCTTCTCTTCGTAGACAGGTTCGGTAAGGTGCTTAAGTACCTCAGTCTTCTCGCGCCGAGGGCCAAACTCTCTAACGAGCTTACGGAACTCGTCCTTGCGGTGAGGCAAGACACCCTTAACGACGGCCCAACCGCTCCAATCGTCAATCTCGCAGAAGTACCCTCGGAAGTCCCAAAACGATGTATACTTCTGAGGATCGAGAAACTGCAACAGACTGAAGATTTCGTCAGGACGGTTAATAAAGCCCGTTCCTGTCATAATGTGCTTATAGGTACACTTCAGTTTCTTGATGTTCTTAGTCCAGTGGGTATCAGGGTTCTTCATCCTGTGGGCTTCGTCTACGATAACAACGTCCCAATGCTTCTTAAGCAGGCGATCACCCTGAGTATCGGGCAGAGGCAGGTTACCCTTCATATTGCAGGTATCGCAGGGGATACCCACTTTGTCCATCTTGCCCTCTTTGTTGCGTACCCACCTAAACTCCTGTAGGCCGATACCCTTACAGTCCGGGCACTCCTGAGTCTTACCGGTGTTACACTTCTGGAAGACGTGGTAGTGCGTAACTGTGATATGCGGCACCTTCACTTCGGCGGGGTAATCCTTGCCGATCTTCAGGCTACGACCGCCGATAACCATAGACACCTTATTGGTGTCAACGTTCAGGATCGTGTAGCCGTCAGTGGTCTTAGGGATATCGCGGAAGAACGCACCCTTACCTGATCTGTTCGTGATAACCAGTATGCTAGGGGTTGCGATCTTATCGCGCTTCACCTTGTAGTCATGCGTCCACAGTGCTGTGGAGGTTTTGTAGCAACCCATGTCCGACCAGTTCGCAGACTCGTTGCGGTCGATAAGCTCCGCAATGTCCATACGCTGCCAGTCGGCAGGTGTAAGCTTGTCAACGGTCTTGGTCACAGCATGTCCTCGCTAAGCAGTGGTTTCGGATCGGCGGCGAGGCTTACGGCTTCCTGCCGGTTAATCAGCACGAATGTTTCGTACTCGCCGTTACCGTGATACCGCTCGAAAGTCGAAACGTGGTCGGCTTCGCCGTAACAGTCACAACCCTCAGTCATCACTGGAAGGTTCTTATCGTGCTTACTGAGTTCTTCGATCAACTCACCCACGGTAAGATAGTTTATACCGTCTGATGTTTTTGGCATGTTAATCACCCAGGCCGATCACGAACTGCCAGTCCATGTCGCTAACCTGCTCAGCGTCGGTAGCTGACAATTCACCTTTGACCTCTTGAAACCACCAGCGAACGTGGCCTCGGAAGATATGGGTGCAAAGATCATGCACAGCCTGCATAACCTCCGTAGCGTGACCACTCGCCGTAACTTCGCACTCGCGCCTGCGGAAGTCATAGTCCACAGTGTAGATAATGGCGGTATTGCGCGTAAACATGTTAACCCCTTTGCCGGGTAAAGAGAACTGGTGCCCTCATTGTTGGGGCAGAGTAGCAGGTTCAGGCGGCTTTGTCAAGCACGACGTTAAGGGCGGTATCTTTGTCCAAGCCCTTATCGTACACTAGGTACTTGTAGCGCCTACGCATCTTACGACACTCAACCCGCTTATTGCAAAAAAGATGCCTGCCGCCTGTGCCGTAGAGAATAACGTCCCCACAGCACAGGCAGACAGGCCGGTTATCTTGCCTAACCATCTTCATGGCATCCGAGAGCGGTATACCACGAAGCATGTACTCTTCGATCTTATCTGCGTTACGCTCTAACCAAGCTGTTCTGCTGTTAGGTTGGTCATCGTCGTAACCTTCTAACGCGGAGCATGCTGCACACCACCCGGTAAACGGGTTAAGTCGCTCAACCTCGTCACCGCACGATGGGCAGAACTCTACCAGGGCTGCCGCACCCTCTCCTTGTTTGCACTGATCCAGTGCTTATGCAGGTCACACTCACTACGACGACAACGGTACTGGTCTAGTACGACCGAGTTATCGTGGGCATCGTGCGTTAGTTTGCTGCGCCACTCTAGTCTGTGCAAACCGACTGTACATAACAGCCTGCCAAACATGGGGAGAACTCCTTTAGTACGTTCCGTACACTCGCCGATTGTAGGCGGCACCGCAAAGCGAGCCATACCTACCACGGCAGTAACCGATCATCCAGCGCAACTGGGTCTTAGGGTTGGTACGCCAGTCAGGGCCAGCACTAGCCATCTTAGTGCCTGGATAGGCTTGAGGGATACCATACGCCTCATACACGTTACCGTGCCCATGCCCGAAATCGAGCGTTGGATCCATCGTAGCGTTTTCCTTGCTAACGATGTACATGAGACAACTCCACTCTTCCCTGTTACCGTTAAGTAGATCAAGCGCAATCCACTTAGGGTGGCGATGTTCACGCTGGTACTTCTTGTACTCGTTACGGTACTCTTTCGCTTGGCCTCGCCAGCTAGTCATTACGAATCGCTTATAGGCACAAGCGTACTTCTTACGTTCAGGGTAGTAGGTAGGACTTCTGTGGTAACCGAGCTTCGTCTGATAGAACCACACTCTACCTCTGTAAAAGCTGATAGCAGTTCTAAGGCTTGGACATGCTACCTTTTTAACTGTATCTACTTTCTTCACTTGCTCCTGCGTCTTCGTCTGTTGCTCCGCGCTCGCTGATGGTATTAGCACCAGCGCCGCTAGTATGGCAGCTAGGACAATCAGGACTGTTACCTCCTGTTAGCTGACAAAAAAGAGAAAAGGGCTTACCCGGTATACGACCCGCACAGATCGTTTCGTCGGATAAGCCCTATTCTCGCAGGCACCCCCGGCAAGGGACGCCTACTCAAGCTAGCACAAACCTCACTCGCTGTCAAGGTGACTAGCACCGATAAGCAGGGTAAACATGAGAAGACCTGCTACCACTGCTTGTGCGTAGTTCTCGGTTGCCACGTTGAACCAGGCTTGCACGTACAAGAGTGCTGCTAGGATGACGGCGGTTATCTTGGCGGCTCTCACAGTACACCACCGAACCACAGCCATACGATGAAACAAGCGGTAAACACGTACATTGCTAGGATGAGACAGTTAGCGAACACAACGATGCCAAGCTCGATAAGCCAGCCTAGCTTGTGGTCGATACTGCCTTCCCATACCAGCGGAAAGAGTTTGTCCACTGTTACCTCCTGCGTTGGTTATGGGGCATCTTTGTCGCCATGCCCCCCTGCGCGTCCGGGTTTGCGTTATCACCCATAGGTTAGGTACCGGAGTCAGCATGACTACCATCCCTATGTGGCGTCAGGGCATCCGTGCCTATTTTTCGTCGCCAGTCGGTTCCGTTCTGTCGAACCGCCTTAAACGCCGACACCCGGCTTGACCAGCTCACCCCTGAGATATGGCTGGTACGGAGACTATTGAGCTACGCTACCGTCCGTATCCCTGACAACGTGCGGCACGTTGCTCTCGTCCTTAACGGACGTTGGGGCAGAATACGGTTAGATAACGTAGCTCAATGCAGTAACGATTGGCGAGCTTGACCATCGGGCCTAAACGATGCGCTCCTTGGCCTCATATAGTGTTCCTCACGTTACTGCATTCAACTGCGTTGTATTGGCTAAGGTTGAGCGATGTAGTGTTTACCTTAGCCGGGGGTCGGTTACGACGTGTCGGGCGCTACCGTTGCCCCCTTTAGTAGTGACGCTGCTAACCGGACTAGGTTAGTTAGAGCCTCCCGCTCACAGCCCCGCTCTCTACGTGTCTTGTCAAGGTTCTCCCTACTGTTGTGCTTACAGCAACTAGCGCCTGTACCTTGGCCTACTACCGTAAGCACAACAGTAAGGGGTAGCCCGAAGACTACCCCTTAACTGTGTTACTCCTCGTCTTCCGTTGCAGCGCCGGTGTTAATGAGGTAGACGTGTCCGTCCTGCTCAATAACCCGAACGTTCTGCGAACCGTCGTAGACGAGCTTCCCCTTCTCGTCCGTGCGCTTGCGCGCAGAGTCAAGACCGGTCTTCGCCTGCTTGGACGACTTACCAGCGATAGGGCCACTAGTAAGATCGACCTCGATACCAGCCTCACCCGAACTCAGGAAGTCGCTAAGCACCGTACCGTACGCACCCCGCGTACGACCAGCCTGAAGCAGCTCCTGAATCTTTGCAGCGTCGAGAACTCCTGCCATTTTGTTTCCCTCCCTTCCGTTGTTTGGCTCAGTAGTAGTTGTAGTGGACTTACGTTGCCTAGCCATTGGGTGCCTCCCTCTCGTCTAGGCGGTGTGCTATCTCTTGTAGCACACTTGGCAGATGAACGCCACCTACCAAATTTTCAAGTCTCTCTATCCGTTCCTGAAGAGTAGCAAACTCTTCCGTAGCTGTCAAGTCTCTCGCTCGTTTCGGGACTGGCCTTAACATTGCTGCCATTGGATGCAAGACCACTGCACCCGGAGTCCGACGCCACGACCGCTCTATCACTTCGATAACCCCGTTATACTCAAGAAGCTGCTTAGCGGGATGATACTGTGATTGCGGTAGACCCGTTAGCTTGAACTGTTCTCCGTAGTACCCCCTGAAAACCTGTAGACGAGTGCCAGCTATGTCTTCTTCGTTAGCACCCGTTAAGAGGACTTCGTAGTACTTACGTGCGGCTCCTTCGTGCGGTGAAGTAGACGGAACTCTAGCAGATTCCGAGTCACTTGTCAAGGCCACTAACCCCCTTATTGATGAGGAAGACTCTTCGTGCTTCTATCGCTTCTTCCTCTGTTGCGAAGTAGCCGATGAAGTAAGCCACGTCATCCACTTTAGCTTCTGCTCGCCACGGCTTCGACTTAAGCCGCTTAATGTAGTAAACACCTGATCCCCTGCGAGCGGCACGTCGTATGTTCTCACCGTTCTTAACGACTCTGAGATTCTCTCTGCGGTTATCTAGGCCGTCACCGTTAATGTGGTCAACGACGTATCCTCTAGGCGGTACAGTGCCGAGAATAAAGTGATGCAGGTATGTAGGTGTACTACCGCCGTGAACGTAAGCTCTAGCGTAGAAAGTTTTACGACCCTTAGCTAACGTCCAACTATACTGCGAGACAAAAAACTCCACGTCAGAATCCACTATCGTAAAACCGCGATTATCATGGAGAGCGATTTTAACACTTTTATCGTTAAGACCGCTATCCATGCTAGCCATCCCTCCTTCGGCCAGCGCAGTAACATCTTCGGCACATCTTGACAGTGAGGATAGGACTGATAGGCACGTCAACCGTGACAGCGTGGCGTGTCCCTTTAACCTCAAGGTTCACACAGTCCTCAACCGTACACTCGCCGCTAATGTCTGAACCAAGTTTACGGTTCATATCGAACCAGTTGTCGATAGTCCTTTCACTGTTGTAGTCGGTAGTCTTGCGTGTTCGCGTACTCGGCTGTCGTTCGGGCTTAGCAAGTAGAGCCTTGATAGTTTCAGGGTCGAGCTTCATGGCTTCACCGTCGGCCACTTCGGTAAATCCTGATTACCGAGTGGATCGAAACGAACAGCGTTTACGCGGAACCAGTTAATACCGCATGAACCGACGAACACCCCTGTAACCAAGTCGTACATTTCAACCATGCCACCATCCATAGCTGGCTGTGGCTTGACAACGTGTGTCTTCTCGGTTGTCTCCATGATGACTAGATAAGACTCATCACCGATCATCGCCCGATAGCCTTTCTACCATCGGAGACACCCTGACCCCTACCACCTGAAAGATCGGCGGTAGCACCAGCGAGGTTGCCTGCGCCTCTAGCTGTGTGATCGCGGGTACCGCTATCTCGGTAGCTACCGGTGCTAAGGTGGAAGTTGTCGTTGACCCAATCGTCAACCTTAGCCGAGCGATCCCGCAGTACGAGGTCAGTAGACTTGCCGGTATCCGTAACCTGCATGCGGAGGTAAGCCAGTTGCTCACGTCGCATCTCGACTAGCCGCTGAACGATTCTATCGGAGTAGCCAGCCGTAAAGTCCTTACGGAAGGTACGGGTTGACCGACCTTCGGCGGTGTACCTCGCCATAGCCTTAGCCATGCTAAAGTTCATATGCGAGATAACGCTGCTGTAAAGCATGATGACGAACACGGTGTCACTAGGATACCCCGCCACAGTGGACTCATCCTTACCAGGCGTGTACCACATACGGCAGTTGTTGTTGACAGCGATCTGACTAAGGATCATGCGGCGGTAATGCGAGCCAGCCTGCTTATCCTTAATCTCAACGTGTTCGGTGTGAATCTGCTCACGTCGGCTAGGATCGTTAGCCCACAGAGCTTCCTCGTCAATCGCGTACTTCACTACCAGCTCTTGCGCCTTCTGGAAGAACAGTGCTGCTTCCTCTTCAAACGGTGTCTGCTCAGCCTTACGGAGCAAACCACGAATCTTCTCATGTAGTGCCTCGTTAGCCATGCTTCACCTCCTTTCCACAGTAGCGGCAGATACCCATACCCTCGCACTCTCCGTTAGGGTGGATAACTGTCTCATGTCGTATCTCTGTTCCGTTCCCGTCTATCACGTTCAACCGTTCATATCCTCCCGTCAGTGTATAGGATACGACGGCTGTTGTCAAGTCTAAGGTTGTATCCCCGACTAACTCTCTTATGCGTTCCGCTATGTTAATCGTTGGCTGCAATGGAACGCAGGAGCGGGGTCGTGTACCAACCGCAAGGAACCATCGGCCCTGTGGCTGGCTTGACAAACACCTTATCGCGCGTTTCGTACTTAACCGTGAACTTCTTTCCGGCGAGGATCACTTGCTTCTTACCGGCGTCCATCGCACCAAGCAAATGCTCGGCATCGCTAGGCGACAGCCACCTGCTCTTATGCGACCCAAGCCGGATATCATCCTTACGGGTCAGGTCAGCGATCTGTTGCGGGCTAAGCGACATGCTCCGTTGCCTCCTGTTCCAGTAGGGCTAGGATACCCCTAGCAATCTCTTCGGCCTCACGTAGCGTAAAGGCCATATGAACCTCAGCCTTGTTACCGTTCACTTCAACGTCGATGGGCCACGTAGTACCGCCAAGCGTGGAAGTCTTGTACCTATCCCACCTGACGAGGACTTCGCAATCATCACCAAGTCCGTTACTGTAAGTACCGTGGTTGTCACCTTCAGTCGCGCTAACGTACATCGCCACTTACCTCCTTCTCTGCGTCCCAAAGTTCCGATAGCGGGTAGACTTCGGGGTAGGGTGTACAAGCGTCGAGCCACTGGTAAGGCTCCCAATCTGGGTTATGCTTCACGAACCACTTAGCAAAGTCCAGTGCGATACGGACATGCACTGTGGTAGCCGCTCTAACCTGAGCGTTGTTCTCATGGTGAGCAGGCCAGTTCTCCCTAAGAACCTTAGCTATGCCGTTACGCATATGCGTGACAGCAATGGTTCCTGCCGGGGCTTGAAGTTCCATTACTTCTTTTCCTCCTTCTTCACTGGCGGCTTGATGATTACCCAACCAGACTTCAGGTGCTTTACTACTGCTAGCTGCTTCACTCGTCTACCTTCTTACCGTGTTGTTCTCCGAACACTGCAATCTCAGCGTCGGTAGCGTACTCCTGCCAGTACTTGACGTAATCACTGGCAACAGGCGGTGGTTCACTAGTGCTGTTGTTGACGATACGGTCTAGGTCTACGATACGCAGGTCATCGGTGTGACCCCACGTACCGGTGCGAATGTCGATCCAGTAGATGTTAGGGTGGTTAGGCATGCTGCACCGTGTAGTCACCGTCGCCGAAGTCAGTCACGATCAGCAAACCTTCCTTACTACCGGGATCGTGGCTACCACCAGTAACGGTGATAGTGAATCGGTCGCGGTTGTTCTCGTCTACGTCGGCCACTACCTTGATACCCAAGTCCCAACCTCGGGTGTGTGACTCGACACCCTTACTGTCGTAACGGGATACATCGGTAACACTCAGGTCGCCGGAACCCGTCACTGCGAATCTGCGCTTACCCATGTTTCCATCCCTTCGGCTTGTGCTTAAGAGGCACGAACTTGTTACCGATCTTGACGTACCATTTAGCCTTCATTGCGTACCTCCTGCGCGTATGGCATGTAGTCACGGTAGCTACCCTGGCATCGCATGTACTGTTCACGCAGTGCCCATGAATCGTGGTGGTTACCCTTGCGAGGGTTCTTAGACACCCTAACTTGCCAACGGCGCTGGTTACTGCAAAGCCCGTTAACCCAGGCTTCACGCTTCAACAGCCACAGGCGGCGTACGAACAGCCACTCGCCGCGATTCTGCGTAGCCTGAAAAGCAATGACAGCACGTTGTCTGTCGGTACGGTGTTCAGTCGCGCTACTAAGCAAACGCTCGAAAGCTTCCGCTCGGTAGGGATCGACACCAAAAGTCTGTGCGAGAAGTTGGTGTGTACTTGCCACGTTAACCTCCTTGCCGGGGTTAGTGAGGGATACGCTGCCTAGCTACTGTAGCCACCTATGTCTGTTACTGGCTTGCATAGCGGTGTGTTCACGCTAACCGTGTGTCCAGGCTAGCTAGCTCACTAGGGCTTAGTGCGTATCCCCCACACTTGAGAAGTCTAGCACACTTGCCGGGGTTTGTCAAGTGTATCTAGTCTTGCTACTCGCTGTCGTCGGTAACCGCTGCCGTGTTGATGAGGTACACGTTATCGTCGGCTTCGATGACACGGACGTTCTGCGCTCCCTCATGGACGAGGACGCCGTTATCGTTGGTGCGCTTCTTAGCGGCCTCAAGACCGGACTTGATCTGCTTACCAGTCTTACCAGCCAACGCGCCGGTAGCCTCGACCTGAATGCCTGCCTCACCGGAAGTGAGGAAAGACTCCATGACGGGATCATACGCTCCGCGAGCGCGACCCTTGCTAAGCAGCTCGGCGATCTTATCGGGTGTGAGTGCTGTCATTGTGTTCACCTCCTTTCAGTCGTTAGCACTGTGAGCGTATCAGCCACCCGGTGTCGGCTAATCTAGTATCTGCCTACCTTCGTCCGATACGCTCACACTACTTACATTCGGCAGCTAGCTACACACTCTTAGCCCTGGCGCTCTGCATTGCGCGGTGTGTAGTAACAGGATTCGCTAGCTGCACTGTGGTTAGATAGCGGGTACCTTGACCTTACCGCTCATGTCACGTTCAGCACCCCTACCAAAGCTTTCAGTCCAGTCGAACAGTTGCCACTCTTCAGGTTCCAAGTTACGGAGCAGCGACATAGCGGAGAAGTACGCTCGCCTCGCGCTACGCGCTTCACTAACCGTAGTGTGGTCAGGAGCGGGAACCTCCATGATGAAGGGTTCAAACTTGGTATGCGGAGTACCGTGTTCCCACCCTGTCTCGCAGACTTCGTAGCTATGCGTGACCACGTTCCCTCCTTAGTTGTTGTAGCCGAATGCGGTTGACCTAACCGAAGCACCAGCGAATCGGCATCCGTTAACGAACACTCGCGCTGTATACATGGCTTCGTCCTTCGCATGCTGTAGGTTGTTAAACGCTGCTACCTCCAGTGTGTAGTGTGTGAACCAGTCGCTACCGTCAACACTGGTTTGCACTGTGATCTGTTCTTCGTTCGGTTGTCTCACGTCTACGTGGATCATCGTGCGTTCTCGATGCTAACGCAGTTCCACTGGTCAGGCTTAGCGAGCATACCCGCGCATGCGATAGCTGCGTTACCCTCGCTAACCGCGAGGACGGTAAACTCAGCCTTCAACCCTTCCAGACCTGACAGGAAGGTGACGCGGTAGCGGCGTCGCACTGTCTGCTTACCGATACGGCGTGTTCCGCGTGGGCTATCGGGGTTCATGGGTTATGCCTCCTTAGTGAGAAGATGACAGGTACCGAGGGGGAAGTCTGTTTCGGTGATAGCGTCGTAAGCGTAGAGTCCGTGCTTAAGAGGGACACGGATACGATCAGGGCTACGCTTCCAACGCTGGACTTTACCGTTCACCTTCCAACGCTTACCGTTGTCGGCGATCAGGTAGTCACCGTACTCTAGCTGCTTAGCCTCTTCAAGCGTTAGGCTCATAGCGTGTACCTCCTGACGTGGTTGTCGTAGTAGGCGTTGCGCTTACGATCGGCGGGAGTCTGATGCCCCTTACCCTGGCATCGGTAGCACTTACCGGAGAACCCTACCCACTTACCGTTTACCACGGCTCCGCGTCCGTAGTAGGTACCGCTGCCGTTACAGCCGTCGCACTTCTCCATACCCTCGGGAACCGGCTTAGGCGCTTGCACCTTGTGCGGATTGTCAGGGCTGTCGTTGTAAACGTAGCTTGGCATCATCTCCATGTCTGCCTCCTAAATCTGGTAGGGATCGTCGTTCTTGGTGTCGCGCTCGATGCGGAACACACCCTTGCTGTATGTCTTATCGTGGATTGCGACTGACTCAAAGGGTCGATCCTTGCTAGGGCTAAGGAAGAGTGTTGCGGTAACCGTGGTGTACAGCACTTCTCCGTTATGGCGCTGCGTCTTGACTTCCGCGCCGATGGATGCAAGGTGCTTGACGATTCGGTTGTAGGTTGTCTCGTCAAGTGCGAAGTGTACGTTAGGCTCCGTGACCATGTTACGTTTCCTTCCTGTAGCTGCCGTCTGGTTCTATCTCGAAGAATACCATAGCCCCGTTAGGATTGTCAATAGGGACATAGCATCCGGTTACGTTATCGTTGTCGGCTACGCTAGTAGCGAACTGAATACCTACCAGCGCGTCCAGGCTTAGCGCGGCTAGGCGCTGTAGCTGTTCGGTGGTTGCGTAGACCTCGCGTGGTTGCGTGTTTAGCACTGTTCCCCCTCGTACTCGTAGACTTCCACTACCAGGCCAGTTCCGTGACCATCGGTTGACGTGATAACGAACGTGTCACCTGGCTTATCGGGTTCCACTCGGCGAATCTTGCAGGGAGCGTAACGCGCGGCGTACTGACACGCTGCTGCGTGGGCTGTCTCTGCGTCGATGATGGGGATACCCTCGTTAGGGTGGTATGTCTCGTGGTGGATTTCCCAACTAGGCATTAGCAGCCCTCCTACCGTTTGGAGTGGTATTGCTCGCAATCACGTTACATTGGCTAACTTCGTTAAGCATGTTAACACTTAGCTAGTACTAGTAGAGCTAGGGAGTAGATATGTAGTTCTAAGGGATTGGGATTACAGATATATTCCCTAGTTACTCTAAGTTCCTAGCTTTGAGGTATGCCTTGCACCTCCTGTAAGGGTCGCCTTACATTTCCAGTTGCCTGGTTGGTCAACTAAGCGGATCGCGCTGTATGCCTGCGTTGCCGGGGCTATGTACCTACGTGCCAGCCGCAGTGGGTCGATCCGCTTAGTAGGCCAACCAGCGCCTACGTGTACAGGTAGATTGCCGATGCTACCGCGAGTAGCCCGAGGATCGCGTGTACGATGGTTGTCGCGCTCATGGTCGCTATGCCTCCTGTGGGTGGGTGACGTTAGCCCTGCGTGTAATCGTGTCGGAAGGTGTCGGAGCCGGATTGGGCGATATCCCGCTTGACGATGTTAGGGTCGATGTAGACCTTGACCGCGTTAGTCTTCATTCGTGGTCGCGGGTTAGCCTTCGGCACCATCGGCTTAGCCATGTAGACGATATCGGACGTTAGGCCGACCTTATCCATGATCGCCTGCTTTGCGGCTCGCTCGCGCCTAGCCTTAGTTCGGCTGCTAGTCCACGATTGGGTGACTAGGGTGCGCGTCGCCGTTACAGCGGGGATGCCCCTGGCGTCCGTGTCGATCCTATGTCCCTTCCCATCCATCAACCTACCTCCTATCTACTAACTAACACTCAACCAACAAGAGGAACTATATGCCCGTCAAGAGCGTACATGTGGTTTTAGCCCCAACTATCTATCCAGGGGGATTTTGGAGTTTCTTATCCATCTTAGGTACCATATCCACTTTAACCGACAAGCCGGTACAGGCCGTGTACTCTCCCCACTATGAACAACGCACCGGAAGACACCGGCGACGGCGAGAAGACTCTTACGCTTGAAGAGGCGGCTAAGGAGTATTACTCCGCTAGGCGTGCTGAGTTCTCTTTGACCGACGCACAAACGCAGACGATCCTCGACAACGCTAAGAAGCGGTTTCAGCAGCTAGAAGCCGCAGCGGTCGAAACGCTCGCGTATCTCATGGAGCATGCTGATACCGATGCGATCCGCTTTAACGTTGCGAAGTACGTCCACGACAACAACGTCCTCAAGACCACGAAGGAAAGCGATGACATGGATAGGCTCCTTCGTGACCTGATTAAGACCGAGGGCGCTGTTAGTGACTAGACCGCACCTAGTGCTGGTAACGAACATGCCGGGTCGGGACGACCTTACGAACCTTCAGTTCGATCCGACATGTAACTACGCTGGATGCGGTATCTGTGGTAAAGTGTTTCAGTCTGATCTTGACCGGGTTCTACACCCTGAACCCTATCAACAGGTTGAAGCACTGCGTATGCGTACTGATTGGCGGCTGAGGCATGCTAGAACGCATAGCGAAGCTCAGCACCGTCAGTTGCAGGAGAGTGGTTTATTCGCCTTGCCGGAGGCTACCGAGAAACTCGCCGCCTTCGGTATTATCCCACTGACTGACACCGTGAAGCACGAAGAGGTTAATAGTGCCCTTCTCGCTGCTTCACGCGCGCCTACGGACGATGCCGAAGGTACGTGAAGAAAACGCAGTAACAGTCGTAGAACTGGAACGGGTCTTTGTCGATCAGGCAGAGCGTATGTTCCGCGAAGAACTTGCCACGGTTGCTAAAAACCATAAGCGGCAAGTAAAGGAACTCATGTATCTAACATACGAAACGATGTTAAGGGGCAAATTCGGCGAAGGCCCGTTCAACGTCGCTATCTCGTGTACTGATACAGAGTTCGTCGTAGGTGTCAAAAAGGAGGCTTGATGTATTACGAGCTGATCTACGAGAACGGCGACAGTAGCGTTATGTGCGCCGACTCGGACGAGGAAGCCCTTAGCGGCATCCGAGAGGCTCACAGGCGCGCTACGGCTGGCGAGAAGTCTTTGCAGGCTGATCCTGCTTCTCCGCCTGCTGTTCGTGTTAAGCGAGTTCTCAAGTACAAGGAGCATCCTGGCTCGTTCGGAGAAGACTTCATGGTTAGTGACAAGGAGCTTTCCGAAGCAGTTAAGGCGCTCAGCAAGAATGGTCGGGTTGACAGTCGCTTGATGGTTGAGATGACTCGTAGCCTTTCCAGTGCAACAGTCGATAACCCTGCTCCGCATGAGTCTAAGTATCAGATGGAAGCTGACGGAGAACTGGATGAAAAGGAGTGGGCGGCGTGATTGACGACTTCGGAGTTGAATTCGGCCACCTGCATTTCGCCGATGATACCCCTGTGGGGCTGTTTGATAACGAAGACCCGCTCAGGGAGTGCAACGCAGTTATCGTGTTCCAGCGCATGTCGCAGCTTGTCACGGACTACGTGCTTGGTGCGTCAGGTTCGATTACCCCGCCTGCAACGTGGAAAGTCGCACTAAGCACCACGGTTGTTGGTACGGGTTCCAACATGGCTCGCGGTTCCGTTTGGTCGGCAACCGTGTCCGGTTCCAACGTTAACGAGATTGGCTCGACTACGGCTGCTGGTTACGCTAGGCAGGATATCGCCAAGTCGATCAACCAGGCCGGTATTGACTGGGGTACGAGCACTTTCGACTCTACGTTCTCTACCGGTGGTCAGTCCTCTACGGCGGATCAGGTCACGTTCGGTGCCTTCACTGGTTCCGGCCCGTCGCCCAACGGTGCTAACTCTTGGGTCATCACTGACGGTACTACGCTTAACGCCGGTCAGTTGTACGTCGCAGCAGATACGGCTGCTACGCGCACGTTCGCTGTGGGTGACACGGAGAAGGTCACGGCCACGATCAAGGCTGGTTAGTGGCTGTATATGAAGATAATGCTGTAGTCAGAATCAAAATCACGCCGTCAGGCGTAGACAGTAAAACCGGTTCTGGCGTAGATGCAGCAACGGTCAGAGTCTCCCTCGTACCGTATGGCTACGAGGGAGACTTTGCCATATCAGACGCTACTGCCATTATCGTCGCTGCTGACGCTTCGGCACCTAGCGATCCTGAAAGTCCTCCCCCGCCCGATGAGAACGTCAATACGGTCTACAGGGCTAACTTCATTGGAGAAGGACTGTTGAGAAAGAACAAAGCAAGCTCAGAAGCCTTTTTGCGAATTAACACGCTTCTGACCAGTAGGTTCAGTAGTAGGTTGGTGACTCACCAATGATTGCTGTTCCGGTCGGAAGCAACGAAGAACTGCTCGTAGAGATAACGGACTACCGTGGTCAGCTTACCGATCTGTCAGGCAACGGCCCTAAGTTCGATCTGACCGACGACGCTGAACCGGCTAACTACATCTTGGGCGATGGTACTTACGCTAACGCGGAAGCCGCCACAGCTAGCGGTATGGTCATTGCAGCACTAATCGACCATGCCGGGTTTACGCCTGGTATGTACGCTCTGTACGTTTGGTTCCAAGATGGGTCGCAGAACGTCAGGAGAGGCCCACACTGGTATAAGGTGGTGTAAAGTGCAACTGACAGCAAAAGACCTTGGCACGAACATCGAGATTAGCTGGACTCCACCCGCAGACGCCGATTACTATATCTTCTACGCAGAGGGTGTTAGGGTCAGTAACGCGCCGGCGGTGGATAAGAACGGTGTAGTGAAGAAGAGCATTACCTTCAGTAAGGGTGCTGAACCTTACGAAGTCGTGTGCGTGAAGTACTCTAAGTTCGATACCGATATCGGACGTTATCCCGAGAGTGTCGGTATCTCTGCTGCAACGGGGGTGGTTGCGTAATGGCAACTAACACTAGTAGACCGACAATCGGTGGTATCACTAAGGAAGGCGACGTTCTTACCGCTAGCCCTGGTGCATGGACTGGTACGGAGGATTACATCGAGTACGAGTACCAGTGGATGCGTTGTAACGCTGGTGGGGGCGCTTGCGTGGATATCACTGGCGAGACACAGAAGACCTATCAGCTTAAGGCTGCTGACGTAGGGAGTCGCATGCGCGTTAGAGTCAATGGTAAGGATAAGACCAATCCGACCGATCCCGGTGGTGGAACACCTCCGCCGCCTTCGTCCGGTGACAAGCTTTCGTGGGCACCGCCAACGCTAAGCGCGCCTGCCACACGAACGCTGGTTAACTCGTCACGTGCACTGCCTACTGGTAATGGTGGCTCTGTCATCGTTAAGTGCGGTGAGCGCCTTACTGGAGGAAGCGGCGAATGGAAGGGTTACAACGGTGGCCTCGTTGCTATCGCTGGTGAGATTGTCTCAAGTGAGCAGAACGA